GGTAATAGTCGACTAAGCACAAACACAGATGCTGCTGCCAACATAGGCGGTACAACAATGATTTCATCTTTTAATACAGACGGATATACATTGACAGGTTCATCTACAGGTGAAATAAACGATTCTGGTTTTACCGAGGTTGGTTGGACATTCCGCAAGCAGCCTAAGTTCTTTGATGTTGTGACTTATACGGGTAATGGAACAGCAGGAAGAACTGTTGCTCACAGTCTTGGAAGCATTCCTGGATGTGTAATTGTTAAACATACTTCAGCGGCAGGTAGCAACTGGAAGGTTTATCATCGTTCTTTAGGTGGTACAAAGTTTATTAACTTGAGCGCAACCACGGCGGCTGGAACAAACATTACGTATTGGAACAACACAGATCCAACTAGCACTGTGTTCACTGTTGGTGATGATGCAAGCGTAAATCAAAACGGTGTAACTTTCGTAGCCTACGTCTTCGCCCATGACAGTGGGGGCTTTGGCTTAACTGGCACAGACAATGTGATTAGCTGTGGTGCTTTCAGTACCGACGCAGGCGGCAAGGCTACAGTCAATCTTGGATATGAGCCTCAATGGGTTATGTTCAAGCGAACAGATAGTGCCACATTTGGTAACTGGTACATGATTGACAACATGAGGGGTTTCACAAACCCTTCTGGCTCTAGTTGGTTGTGGGCCAATGCTACTAATGCGGAACAAACAGGCATTAACTTTGCACCAGAGTCAACAGGATTTAATATCAACTTTACAGGCCCTGCAGATTTCATTTACATAGCCATCCGCCGTGGCCCGATGAAAGTGCCTACTGATGCGACTAAGGTGTTTGCTGTAGATACAGACCGTAACGCAACAAAACCTGGTTTTACTTCTAATTTCCCTGTTGATTTTGTTACTCGTTTGTATCGACTTGGCGGCGCAAATATGCGTAACGGCTCAAGACTTACAGGCGCAAATCATCTTGAATCCAACACTACTGCCGCAGAGGTAAGTGATTCGGAAATGACGTGGGATTACATGACAGGTTGGGGCAACGATACTGGAGCCACTAGCTCAATTGTTAGCCATATGTTTAGACGCGCCCCCTCATTCTTTGATGAGGTTTGCTATACAGGTACTGGAGTTGCCAGATCAATTAACCACAATCTTGGCGTAGCTCCTGAGCTGATGATTAGCAAAACAAGAGGTACAGATAATTCTTGGCAAGTGTGGACAAAGTATTATTCATATCTTTCAGGAACTGCCCCTTCGGATAACTGCACTGGCGTGCTCAATTATGACAACGCTTTTGATGGTTACTCAGAATCGTCAAGTATTAACGCACTTCCAACAGCGTCTGTTTTTTCTTTAGGAACGCAGGCTGTTTGGAACGGAAACGGTAATACAGCAGTTATGTACTTATTCGCAACCTGCGCTGGTGTTTCCAAAGTAGGCAGCTACACGGGCACAGCTACAACTCAAGTAATCAACTGTGGCTTTACTGGTGGAGCAAGGTTTGTGCTTATCAGGCGCACCGACAGCACAGGCAATTGGTATGTCTGGGATACAGCCCGTGGCATGGTTGTTGGAACTGACCCATCATTGCTGCTGAACTCCACTGCCGCTGAGGTAAACGCAAACTCAATCTACACTGCTACGGGTGGTTTTCAAATTGTTAGCACGGCTGCTGGTATCAACGCATCTGGTGGTTCGTTCATCTTTTTTGCCGTGGCGTAGACTTTGCCACACCTAGTCATAACTTAAGGAACATCATGCAAATCAGAACAAATGACGGACAAGTAATGTACGAGAGCGAGTTTCGTACACACATCAAAGCCAATGGTGGCCCATCATGGGATACGACAACAACTGAAGTCCTAGAGTCTTTAGGTGCAAGTGCTGTGTTTGAAGGCCCACAAGCCTCTGAAGGCACTCGCTATCAGTTCTCAGTCTACGGTGGCATTGAGCAGATTGATGGCAAGTGGTTCACTAAGTGGAATCTAGGCCCATCGTTCTTTGACACTGAAGACGCTAAAGGTAACGTAACCACTGCTGCTCAGAATGAAGCTGCTTATAAGGCCACCAAAGACGCAGAGCAAGCCAAGTCAGTGCGTGATGAGCGTACTAAGAAACTGGCTGAGACTGATTGGACACAAGTGGCAGATGCTCCAGTGGACAGGGCAGTATGGGCTACTTATCGCCAAGGTTTGCGTGATGTTACAGCTCAAGAGACATTCCCTTGGGATACTGTTTGGCCTACTAAGCCGACTACGGCAGGGTAATCTCAAATGGATGATGTCTCAGCTCGTGAGTTCGGTCGCTTAGAGGCTCAGGTAGAGTCTCTTCAGTGTGAAGTACATAATCTAAGTAAGGACGTTAAAAGCCTCCTAGAGCTTGCTAATCAGAGCAAGGGAGGCTTCTGGATGGGTATGATGATAGCTTCAGGTGTAGGGGGTATGGTTACCTTCTTCGCTGATAGACTGTTTAAATAACAATAACGATAAGGTAGCAAATGAGAGTAATATCAGTAGGTAAGAACTTAGCTGCCGGTGTAGAAACCGTAGTCTACACAGTTCCAACTGGCTACACAGCAATATGGACACTGTGTTACGCACATAATGCACTAGGTACAAATAAGACATTATCTATTGATTGGTACGACACAAGCACAGCGACACACGTAGCTATCTTAGAGCAGCTCTCTTTCACATCTAAGATGTACTTTCAGTTTAATGCCCCCGGTACAGGTGTAGTGCTAGAAGAAGGTGACCAAGTACACATGACTACTGAAGCAAGTAGCGCTTTCGGTGTTATTTGCACATTTGAGCTTGAGAAGAAACAAGGATTCTAATAAATGGCAACTACGTACTTACAAATAGTTAATAACGTCTTAGTCCGCTTACGTGAGACTGAGGTTACCGCTGTGTCCGATACGCCTTACGCAGCTCTCATTGGTGTCTTCGTTAACGATGCCAAGAGAGAAGTAGAGGACGCTTACGGCTGGAACGGCCTAGATGCTACTATCACTCTAGCAACTGTAGCAGGTCAACGGTCTTACTCTTTGACAGGCATAGGTAGTCGGTTCAAGACTCAAGATGTCATTAATGACACTCAAGACATCGGGATGATAGCTACTGATCCTAACTGGATTAACAGACAGTATTACATTGGTACAACGCAACAAGCAGCTCCTACTAGGTACTGCTACCGTGGAGTGGACAGCAATGGAGACACTAAAGTTGAAGTATGGCCTCTACCTGATGCAGTGTACAACCTACGTTTTGAACTCTTTATCCCACAACTTGACTTTTCTAATAGTAGTGATATAATTAAAGTTCCTCCGCACTTAGTACAACTATTAGCTTACTCTAAAGCTATTGCTGAGCGCGGTGAAGATGGGGGCTTACAAGCTTCTGAAGCGTATCAAATGTACCGTCTTGCCTTGGCTGATGCTGTGGCTCTAGAGGGTACTCGTGATGAGTACTCTAATAACTGGTCACCAGTGTAAATATGGCTGAAAAGCTCTTAACAACCTCTATTGCTGCTCCGGGCTTTAACGGCCTGAATACGCAAGATTCTTCAGTGAGTCTTGACAATGGGTACGCGACTGTAGCTAATAACTGCGTTATCGACAAGTTCGGTCGTATCGGTGCTCGTAAGGGTTGGACAGCAGGACACGCAGTTAACGGTGACTTAGGCACAGCTCAGGTGCATTCCATTGGTGAATTGATTACCAATGCAGGTACTAGCTACATTATCGCTGGCGGTAATAACTTCCTATTTAAGTTAGTAGGTACTACTCTTACTAAGCTAACCTACGGTGGTGGGGGTACAGCTCCTACGATCTCAGCATCTAACTGGATGATGGCTCCTTTGAACGGTAGGTTATACCTGTATCAATCTGGTCACGATCCTCTAGTATTTGACCCTGCTGTATCCACAACTACATTTAAGAGAGTATCAGAGCTTTCGGGGTACGCAGGTACTGTCCAGAATGCTAATATCGTTATTAGCGCCTACGGTCGTACATGGTCAGCTAATACAGCTACAGACAAGAATACTGTTCAATTCAGTGATCTATTAACTGGTCAGGTGTTCTCAACTGGTAGCGCAGGTGTCTTGGATGTCTCTCAAGTATGGCCTAATGGCGCTGATGAGATCATGGGTATGGCTATTCATAACCACTACCTGTACATCTTCGGTCGTAGACAGATACTGATTTACTCTAATCCTGATGACACTACTAAACTCTCCTTAGCTGATACTTTAACAGGTGTCGGTTGTATGGCTAGAGATAGCGTTGTAGTCACAGGCGCTGATATTATCTTCCTTAGTGACTCAGGTGTGCGCTCAATGCAGCGTACAATCCAAGAGAAGTCAGCTCCCATGAGAGACATAAGCGCTAACGTCCGTGATGACTTAGTAGCTGAGATTTCACTTGAAACAGAGGATGATATTAGTGCTGTATACAGCGATAAAGATGCTTTCTATCTGCTTGCTCTTCCTACTCGTGGCCTTGTCTATTGTTTCGATATGCGAGGAGTTCTCCAGAATGGGGCTGCTAGGGTAACTACTTGGGACGGTTCTATCCCCTACGCAATGAAGTACACCAGAGCTAAGACAGTGCTGTTCGGTAAAGCTGGTTACGTAGGTATCTACGGTGGATACTTAGACAGGACTGATCCTTATGTTTTGAAGTACTATACCAACTACTTTGACTTTGGTAGCCCAACTACATTGAAGATATTGAAGAAGGTTGGAGTGACTGTTATCGGTGGTGGCGGATACCCTGTCATTATGCGCTTTGGCTTTGACTTTAGCGACATTCTAAACAGCCGTAACTTTAATTTAGCCAATGCCTCAGTAGCTGAGTACAACATAGCTGAGTACAACATTGGTGAGTACGGCGGTTCAGCCTTTGACAACAAGATTATTAACGTAGGCGGTACAGGTAGAGTATTGCAACTAGGTTTTGAGACTACAGTTAATAATAAATCAATTTCAATCCAGAAGCTCGATGTGTTTGTAAAAGCTGGACGTACAGCATAAAAGGAATAAACCGTGTCAAACTATACCAAAAGCACTAACTTTGCTGCCAAGGATGCTCTTAACTCCGGTAACGCAGGTAAGATTATCAAAGGCACTGAGATTAACACTGAATACGACAATATCGCCTCAGCTGTCGCAAGCAAGGCAGATACTAACAACTCAACTCTGACAGGCACTGCAACAGCTGTGAACCTAGCTGTCTCAGGCACATTTACAGCAACGATTGACGGGGGTACATACTAATATGGCTACTACACCAGATTTATCCACAACAGGTGGTCTTTTAACTGCGGGTACAAACCTTATAGGTCAAAACCTTCTGACTCAGGCTAACGCAGGTGCTAATACGTCCTTAGCTCAGCAACAGTTAGCTTTAGGACAACAAGCAGCTAACGCAGCTCAGTTCCG